CTGGAGGACTGGCACCGGCTCATCACGGGCGAGGACATCCCCACCATCGAGCACCCCCTCCACGGCACCCCAATCAACGGGGCTGACGTTGGTGGTCTGATGGCGTCTGGCCACGAGCAGATCGTGGGCGAGTATTGCCTGAACGACGCAAGAGCAACCTGGCGAATCTACAAGGCCATACGGCACACCTGCTAGCGATGCGGGGCGGTCCTATAGATGCTGCACCCTCGTGCATTTGCATTTTGGACCGCCCCGCCATAGCCTTGGGCCAGGGTTCTCTCCCTGCCGGTCCCGCAGACCTGGCATGGCTCCAACGTCTCCTGTCAGTTCACGTTTCGACAAACAATACGCGGGACTGGTCTGCCCTCTTGACGACGCGAAAAACCCATGGCACCGTGGTCGGGTCGAAGCGTGAGTCGATAAGGAGCAACCCCTCCCTACAAAAAAGCGCCCGAGCCAACGGGCCAACGCGGATCGCACGGTGCAGAGTCGGGCGAGGACAGTACCGCCAAGGCAAAGGCAACATTCGCATCGCCCCTCACAGGGCCAACAGATGAAGCGGCCACGTCGGTACCCCTCGCGCGAGGGAGACGTCGATAGGCACCAGGATTGTCGCTCTGACCGCGCGGAAATGCCCTCGGTTGGTAACGACCTAACGCCCTGTCCTGGTGGACGAGCCGTGTTTGATGCGGGTGTTGTAAACCACCGGGAACATGCAACCAGGGATAGCCTAGCCCCTGGTCCTGTAGATACCCGGTTACAAAGCATTATCGCCTGGCCGGCTAGGCTAGGCGGGAAAAGGGGGCGTGTGCCCCGAAATCAGAGGAGGACATCGTGAGTGATAGCGAGAGCAAGGTCGTGGTCGTTGACTTCGATGAGTTACGGCGACCGTTTGGTGATGGTGAGGTTCAGTGGCGTGTTGATCAAGTGCTCAACTGGCAGAGCGGGATGCACGTCCGGCTGCTGGCCTACATTGACGCCCGTGCCGCCATGGAGAGGCTCGACCGTGCCTGCACGCCAGCGGGTTGGTCTGACAGCTATACCGCTGGGCCGCAGGGTGGTGTGATGTGTACGTTGAGCCTGAAGGCTGGCGGCGAGTGGGTGAGTAAGCAGGACGTGGGCGAGAACACGAAGATCGAGGCCACCAAGGGAGGCGTCTCCGATGCCTTCAAGAGAGCCTGCGTCAAGTGGGGCCTGGGCCGCAACCTGTATGCCATTGGTGACACCGTGGTGCCCGTTGTTCGCTCCATGCCAGCGGAGAGGGCCGTGAAAATCTACAGCAAGAGGGATAACGTCGAGGGCTGGGCGCAGGCGCCGCACATCCAGACGGGAGCGGCAGAGACCCTACCGGCGCCGCAGTTGTCTGCGACGGGCCTGCCTGCTGCACCAAAGCCTGGGGTGTCTGAAGTTCCCGGCAGCACTGACCCCCATGCGGACTGGCCTGTGCCGCCGTGCCCTGTCTGTAACGGCAAGGGCGAGCGGCGCACCTACCCGAACCCTGGTCGGCAGCCGTCGTTTCGGTGCGTGCAGGAGCACGGCGATTGCGTGGAGACGAGCCGCAGCAACGGGCAGGAGTACCCCCGTTCCTACTGGCGGCCTCGCGATGGGGCGATGGGTGCTGCGCGTGCGAAGTTGCGCCAGTATTCCAGCCGCCACAACATGGGGGAGGAGGAGGTGCTTGGCATGCTGTCTGATGTGGCTCACTGCGCCAAGGCGCTCGACGCCCTGTCTGCCGACCTGGATGGCCGGGAGCCCTTGCAGGCGACGCAGCCGGAAGGGGAGGCGCCGGAGGCAACGGAGCAGAGAGAGTTTTTTGACGACGTACCTTTCTAACAATCCCACGAGGAGGGAGAGATGAACGGCTACCCAGAGACGCCTAGCGTCAGCGGCTCGGACACGAGCGAAGAGGCAGCGAGGAGCATCAACCCCGAGGCTTTGCGGGAGCGGGTCTTTCGCTGCATCGCCAAGCGTGGAGAGGGGGGGCTAACGGACTATGAGATCGAATGCTACACCGGCCTGATTCACCAGACGGCCAGCGCCAGGCGCAGAGAGTTGGTTTTGATGGGCAGGGTGGCCGAACACCCTGACGGCCTGAAGCGCCCTACAGGCAGCGGGAGGAGGTTGGTTCTATGGTAGACGACGACCTATCTGGCGATGCCCGCGCGGTGCTTGCTGCCTTGGATTGTGTTCGAGGTGGCAAGACGCCCGTGGGCATCGCCAGGGAGTTGCGCTGGTTTCACGACCGGGTGGACGAGCCTCGTAGCCGCTCCCCGCACGCCCATCGTGCCGCCGCTGCGCTGCGTGAGTTGGAGAAGCTAGGTCTTGTGGCAACGAAGACGTCCGTGTCTGGGACTCGATACCGGAGGGTGAAATGAGTGGAGAGGTGGTCTGCATCCAGTGTAAGGGGGACACCGAGGCCCTGGTTCATGTGATGGTGTGCGAGGACCGGGGGCGCATCTGCTTTGAGTGTGACCACGAGTGGATCGCAGACGAGGACTACGAGACGTGTCCAGACTGTGGTGGGCCGGGGGAGCCCCTGGGCTAGCGTTGCCTGGGCTTTTCTTTCGACTGCTTGGTTGCGCTCCACGCCGCCACGACGGCGGGAACCTTGTTGAAGGCTCGGGTGAATGTGGTGAGGTTCTTTGAGGTGAGGTAGGGCCTGAGGGTTTTCACTTCGGACGGCAGGGACTCGTAGTTTCTGCTTAGGTAGTCGCCCATCTCTTTCTTGCCTATGACCTCATACTGGTCCTTGATGAACCCCTCCGACAGCATATCTCTACGCATCTGTATCATGGCGACATGGGCTTCGTTTGGCGACCCAATGTAGCCAAGTTCTGGGCGTGTCCTTAAGTGGGCCCACGCGCTTATCCATTCCGGGGCGCCGGGGATGCGCTCCATCTCCTCACGGACACCGGACGATATTTTGCCCGCCTGCTCCGGGCTGATTTGATGAACCGGCCCGCCCCTCTTTCTTTGCTTTGGGATTGCCCCCACGGCATCCACCAGCAAATCCCCAAACGCCCTGGCGAGCCCCATCGTTGGCTCCGTGGCGAAGTAGGGACGTTGGCCCATCGGGGTGGTTACAAAATCAAACGCACCCGCCTCGTTCATAAAATCAATAAGGCCCTCGTCGTCCTGCGCCGCGTGCATAAACTCGTGGAACGAGTCGTAAGCCGGCGCTGTTGACTCTCGGGACACCGCAACGTGGGCCGGCCCCAGTCCCTCCATCGCTGCGGCTGGTGTGTATACCGCCTCGGCCCCCTCTGGCAGCGCCTCGGGGTCTACAACGGATGCCGGGGTGGACTCCACTCTGGCCCTGGCGCGGTCAAAGGCCACCGTCGCGTCGTCCTTGGACATGCCCATCTCCTTCAGCCTGGAGACCATCCGCCGCTCAAATCCTGGGTGGTCGATGTAGGCGAGCGCCTCCTTCCGCCCCGCCTCCAGGTCTTTGGCTGCGGGGGTGGTTGCGGGGGCGGCTCCCGTCTCTGGTTTCATGGAGCGGAGGATGCTCGGGTCGGTGGGGTCGTAGGTGCCGATGTTCTCGGTGGCTGATTTTATCTGGGTGGGCTCAAAGACGACATACTCTGTGCGGTTTGCCTGCTTCCACACCTCCCCGTCAAAGCCATACTTCTGTAATACCTGCCGCCTTAGTATCGCCTGCTCCCTCTCCCTCTCCTCTAGCCACCGCCACGGGCGAGCGTAGCCTTTTCGCACGCGGTCTAGTCGCCGGTTGAACTCTTCCCACATTCCAGCAGGAGCCTTCGTTTCGCCCTCGACATAGGGGTTCTTTATTGACAGGTACACCTCGTAAACGTGGGGGTCTTTTGACGCCATCGACTCGGCGTACCTCGTTGCTTCCCCAAGGTCGTCGGTGAAATAGGCCCCGCTTGAGCGATACCCCCAGTCGGTCGTCCCGCCAGACCATGTGCGGAATACCTCCTCTGGTTCTGTCTTTTCTCCACGAGGAAGCTCTCCGAGGCGGGCGTTGATAGCCTTTTTGCGACCCTCAAGCTCGCCCAGCCGAGCGTCTATGCGCCGCGCATCTTTCTTGGCGTCAACCCAGAACTTAAGGGGGCCTACCTCCTCAATCTCTTTGACCCCTATCGGCTCCAGAAGTTGTTCGATGCTTGGCCGCTGCGGGAGCAACCTGTCCGAGCCCGGAAACAACGGGCGGGTTTTTGGCCAGGGGAAGTCTTTCCAGGCCCTATTGGCGGCTGGCCACAACTCACTTATGGCCTCCTCGGAGGCACGCTGTTCCCGGCTGAGGTTGTAGAGTTCGTCGGTGTAGGAGTACTTCTCTTCGTTCAGGGTGGCCCTCTCCTCCAGCCCCTTGTTCCGCCTGCGGGCGGCGTCACTGAAGCGTCCGCCGGGCGTCCCATGGTAAACCTTTAGCGCCACGCCCTTTTCGTCCAGCACCTTGGACTCGCTGATGAAGCGCTTGAAGGCGGGCGTTTGCGGCGGGGCGGTGGGGGCTCCCAGTTTCGGCCGCATGGAGCGGAGGATGTTGGGCTTGGTGGGGTCGTAGGTGCCGATGTTGCCGATGGCTGATTTCATCTGGGTGGCATCGAAGACGATGTAGGAGTCTGACGCTTCGGGAACAGCCGCCAGAAACTCATCGTCTGACATGGCGTTGATGACGTTATGGTCCTTGGTCCCCAGGCGATCATACATGGACGCCAGCGACTCCATCCCTTCGCGACGATTGACGTAGACGATCCCGTCGTAACCCTTCGACTGCACCAGCCCCTGCAATGCCCGCTCGGTCGCATCCGGGCCGAGCCCTTTCCGCCCAGTTTCGGCCGCCGACCTCAACTCACCTTCGGAGAAGAGGTCCGGGCGTTGACGCAGCGAGTCGAACCCCCATAACCCTTGGTCTGTCAGGCGCAACGGGTTCCTGATGTTGGTGTAGAGCGGGTACGTGCGCCCGAGACCCATCCCGGTGCCGGCCTGTTCCGCCGCCTTCAGCGTGCCGACGTGCGTACCCAGTTCGCCCTTCTCTGGCTTGAAGACGTTGGGATCGTCGAACGTCTGCACGGTCGAATGGTAGACGACCATCGGCTCACCCTCGGGTGTGCGCGGCAGATCCTTCATGGAGGCGCCCCCGGCAGGCTCGCCGAACCACCGCTTGAAGGCAGGCGTTTGCGGAGGGGTGGTGGCGGCTCCCAGTTCCGGCCTCATGGAGCGGAGGACGCGGGGGGTGGCGGGGGCTTCTGCGACCGGGGCCATTGGCTCCGGCTCTGGCGTCAACTCGGCCTTGCGCGTCTCGTATGCCTCCCTGCCGAGCGCCCTGGCGGATGGCGGCGCCGCTTCAAGGCCCAGGCGCTCTCCGAGTCTTCCTAGCGCGCGGCCAGCGACGGGTAGTGCAGCCCCTATGGCACCGCCAACTGCTTCAAAGGCGAGGGCTTGCGCCTCTCTCTCCGTCATCGCTGCCGGATGGATCGAACCAGGCCCTCCGCCGTGGGGAGGGGAGCCGAGGCGGCGGACAACCGGGGGGCGAAGGAACATCGGGGGCCTGCTGGGCCTACCCGAAACCCCGGACATCTCCATGAGGGCGCCGTAGTCCTTGGCGGTTTCGACGGCGACGTCCTTGGCAAAGGGCAGCAGCACCTCGGTCGTTGCGGCAGGGGCGCCGCGCATGTATAGGCGTGGGAGGGCGTCAGCGGTGGCGGCGGCAGCGCGTGATGCTGCCAAGATCGCCTCGAATATCTCCTCACGGGTGCCAGCGGGGGCGGGCTGCATGCCATGGGTGACGCCCTGAAGTTCTTCCCAATACTCTGGCATCTACTCGTCAACCTCATCGTCGTCGTCTGGCGGCGCCCTGGACCGCTTGCGCTTCTTCCTGCGCTTGAACGCAAAGTCATCGAAGCACGCCTGGACGAGAAACCCAAACTCGCTGTCGAGGACGTCCTTGATGTGCGTCTCTGCCCGCTTGCCCTCCGTCTCCAGGTCGCCGATGGCCTGCTCAAGATTGCCCATCACCGTGGCCAGTTGCTGCAACCGCTCGCTGTTGCTGCGTGCGGTCTGCTGTAAGTGCTCCAAAAGCGAGGCCCGAGACTGCTCCATCGCAATCTCTCGGCGTATCTCCTCGGTACTCTTCTGCGGCTCCTTGGCCTGGGAGGGGATGAGACCCGCCGATTGTAGGGCCAAAAACAGCCCCAGGACGCCCGCACCTCCAGCCGATGACCCCACCATCCCCTGAATCCCGCCAGCGGCTACGGAGGGCCTTGCTGGGGCGGGGGCGGGGATGGAGTCTTGGGTCTCGTCGCTCACTTGACGAGGATAACAGCCAACACACCAAGCACCGCACCGAGGGCGGCGGAGGCGGCGACGATCAGCGGGCGGTTTCCGCCATCGCAATCCTTCGGGGGAGGTGGGATCTTGGCGGCGGTCAGTTCCGCCTCTAGCTTCACCACGTAGGTGTCTAGGTTGCGAGCGTCCTCACACGTAAGCTGAACCGACCCCAGGCACGGGACAGGCTTACTTTTTTCTGTCTCGGCTGCGGAGGTTGAGCTTGGCAGCATGACCACGAAGACGATCAGCAAGGCCGCTAGCGCCGACGTGATCCAGTGTCTCCCGGTGCTCGACAATGGCCTCCTCAAGTGCCTGCTCCTGGGCTTCTTGGTGAAGCTCTGCCTGCTTTGCCTCGACCTTGGCGCCGCCGAGGGCGTATGCCGCAACGCAGACAGCGATGAGGAGGACGACCAGTACGGCAATAACACCGAGACTCACTCTGCCTCTTTCGCAGGTTCACCCTTCTCGCCGTAGGACGCCATCCCGTGGTCTGCCAGACCCTGACTCACTACGTACCCTGTGATTATCCCGGCGATCTTGGTGCTTTCAGCCTCCGAGATGCCCACCAGGGAGCCGAGGGCAATTGCTATAGCGCCGATGGCCGCGGCCAGGAACTTCTTTGAGGCGAAAGCGGCCTTGAGTGCATCCAACATGATCATCTCCTATTTGCTTGGGCTAGCCGGGGCAGGGGTGTGAGGCGAGGGAGCTTTTCCCACGCTAGTATCCACCCTCGTGGCACTGCGCCGGTTATTAGCAGGCGTGCTCGCCCGCACTGTGGGAGCCAGAGGTCGATGCGGCAGCCTTCCACTGACCGCCGGCAAATCGCCAGTTCTACGACCAACGCACTCGCCTCCGATGTCGGAACCTCCGCGAAGAAAGCAGAGCAGGGCGCTAACCGAGCCACGGACCTCCTTCATCTCGTTACTGGCAGAGCGAAGCTCTGCGGTCAGGGCTGCGTACTCGGTCTGGTGCTTGGCAGCGTGAGTCTCACGAGGCACGTACTTGGCGTTGCTCACGGCGAAGAGACCTCCGCAGAGCGAGCCGCAAATGGCGAATATCACGCCGATGTCTGCGAGGGAAAATGACAGCGCCGTCTTCAAGCCAGGTGCCCTTTGCGCTTGCCGCCGTTCCAGCGGGCACGATAGCCCCGGCAGTCCACATGCACAAACCTCCGAGTCCCGTCCGCCCTGGCGTACAGAGCGAGGCCACCCTTGGGCAGCCTGCCGTCTGCCTGCATGGCATTGGCCACAGAGTACAGTTTGTCCATGTCCGCACACTTGCAATCGAGTGCCTGCGCCATCATATGGCGGGACTTCTTGGCCCCTCCCGCACGGCGGTTGGTGGCTGGATCTCGATACCCCGAAACGATGGTGATGGGCATGTCGAGGGCTTCACGCAGGGCTTGAAACATAGGGCCAGTGCGCTCGACCATGGTCTTTGCCAACTCTGGCGGCATCTCGTCCTTGGAGGCAGCCCCGCTGTAGCGCAACACCTCGTGCCAGGACAGGTTTCGGGTCAGGTCACCCATCAGTACGTCCACCAGTAGGTGCCGTCACAGATGATGCGGAGGGCAGCAGAGTTTGTGCTGATGACCTTGGTGGATGCGCCTTCGATGTACTCGCTGCCGTCAGGGTCGATGGTGATGTTGTTGCTGCCCGCATTCCCACTCATGTCCTTGACGACAAGCACTCGCCCCGCACCGGCCGTCGCTGCCGCCTCAAGGTTCAGCGTGAAGGCACCACCGCTCGTGTTTACGTTGATGAAGTGGTCCGTGGCCGAACAGGAGTACGGCGAGTCGGAGTTGGCCTTGGTCACAATGGACAGCCGAAGGGCGTTGCTGTTCACTGCCGCCCAGCGAGTGGCTGCCACGCCCAGGTTTCTGGTTCCGTTGGCGTCTGGCTTGACGTCACCACCTGCTGGTCCGAGGACGATGTCGCCGTCAACCGTAAGGGTCAGGTTTGCCGCAGTGGCGTCGTCATCCACCGTGGTGATGGTCGTTGCGCCGTGGGTTGTTGTGGCAATCGAGAAGTAATCGCCCGTGTCTGCTGACGAGTTCACCCGGATGTCGGTGCCGCCGTCTGCCACCGTGGTGACGATGCCCATGTTGGTGTCGGCGCCAGTGGCAGTAAGGTCAAGGCCGGTGGTCGTTGAAGTGCCGTTGGTCCCCCCGGTCGCCGTGATGGCAATACCTTTGACGATTGTCGTGCCAGCGTCGGCATAGTGGGTTAGCGTAGGGGTCACGGAGATGCCAACCATGGTGTTGGTGCCATTGGTGGCCGTGGTGTTGTCCATGTCGAGGTCGATGCCAACGAGCGTGTTGGTGGAGGTGGTCGCTCCAGTCTTGTCGAAATTAATCCAAAGACCCTTCACGGTAGCAGCATTAACATTAGAATAGGCTTTGCCTAAATACTGTCCGATTCTGCCGCCTTGGCTTTCAACAGACAGGGTGGTGGCCAGTATGGCGGAGGGGGAAGTTTGCCTAATTTCTAAAACATCTCGGGATAACGCGGACGAAGACCCATCTTCAATGGCAACCGCACTGCCTGTCGTTGCTCCATCCATGGAGATGGAGAGAACGTCGCTTGTCGTAACGCCATCAGCCACGATGTCGAAGACATTTGCGTCAATGTTGGCGGCATTGATGTCCATCATTATCTGGTCGGTGTCGTTGCTGTTGAGTTGGACAAGCGGAGCCCCGGCATCGCTGGCATTTGTAACCTCAAGAGAGGCTGACGGGGAGGTGGTGCCAATACCGACGTTGCCGGCGCTGGTGATGCGCATCTTCTCACGAGCAGTACCAGGCCCTTCATCATCAGAAGCGGTATGGAATGTCATGGCGGCTGAAGAATCGGCATCGCCTTCGGCCTCCTTGACGACGGCCACTGTACCGCCATAGTTGGAACCGCCCGTCTCTCCGACGTAGAAATCAACACCAGGCCCGTGGCCTGCGTTCATGTCTACGCCCTCGTCTGCCACCTCCAGGCGCAGCATTTCCAGGGTGTTTGGGTTTTGAGAGGCCGCAGCAGAGTACAGATGCGCCAACGCAGCGGGACTCGTCGTCCCAATGCCCACCCGGTTGTTGGTAGCGTCGATGGATAAGGTCCCGTCGTCAATCTCAAGGTCGTCAGACGTGACCGAGGTGTACGATGGGCTGCTCGTTGTCTTTGAGATTGGCATGCTATACCCCCAGCGATCCAGCGAAAGCAGTTCTCTCTGCCGTGTAGGCGACGGTCAGGATGCGGGTAGCATCCGCGGTGGCGTCGCCGATGGCGGTCTCCGTCCAAATCCACGGTGACTCAAAACCGGAGGTGATTGGCACGTTCATGTTGTCCGCTATCACCTCTTCCTCGGCCTTCACGTTGAGCACGCAGAAGCGCAGCGTTGAGCCAACCCGAATCTTGTCGGCAATGGCCGCCCTCGTGCATGCTGTCGTGGTGCGATAGCGCAGCGCATACATGCCCGTGGCCACCCCACCCTCTGCGGTGGCTCCGGTGGTCTTTTCCCAGTCCCCAGGAGGCTCAAACCTGACGTGACTCCAGCCGGTGGTGTCGAAGTGTCCAGTCCCAGCAGCAGGGTACTTTGAGTCTCGAATGGAGACTGCGGTCCAAGACGACCCGTTCCAGTAGGAAAACTCCTCCACCGTATCGCCGCCATCCGTGGTCGTGGTGATGTTCGTGATGATGGTGTCAAACGTGCCGCTGGCGGCTATCACAAAGCCGTCGTTGTCCTGCAACGCCACGGTCAGGCTGACCTTTGGGTCTCCGTCACCCTGGGCGTCGTCCGTCACGTCGGTCGCCGTGGTTGCGCTGTTGTCCCAGGTGTACATCTTCCAGGAATCGTTACGCAGGCGCCCGCCGATCATTACGTGGGTGGTTGCGGCCCCAGCGCCACTGACGATGTTGAGGTTCTGCAAGACCAGCCCACCCTCCTGGCCCGTCTCTGGGTAGTCCGCCGCAATCGGAGAGGCGCTAGTGCCCGCACCGGACCCAATGTCGAAGTATTGGATCGCGTTGGCATCCCCGGCGAGGGTCATAAAGCGGGTGACGACGTTGGCCATGTCGAAGCCGTAGACACGGCCCTTATGTACCCGGAACCTGGGAGTATTCAGAACGGACATTTCTTCCCCTTACGTTGCGGTCCAGTTTTCGAGGCGCCGCAACCGTGCCCTGGACTGTACCGGCGATGCTTCGGCAGCGGCTATTTGTTGACTAATCAGCGCCCAGCCAGCCGCGAGGCCGACTCTGCACGTCGGTATACTTACCACGAACGCCTCGGGCTTTGCCAAAACCGACATCCCGAAGCAGCCCCATCTCATTCAACTCGGCCCTGACGGGGTTGTTGACGAGCAAACTCTGGCCCGTGAGTTCCTTGAGGCGGCGCAGATACATCTGCTCCTCCTCAAAGGGGTCGCCTCGCTTGCTTGCTATGATTCGCCCATAGGCCACTAGGTTTGGCAGCATCTTCCGATACAGGTGTACCAACTCTGCTGGCAGGGCGTCGTATGTGTGCCCGCTTTCCAGGGTGACACGCTTTACGAGGGAACCCTCTCCGGGGACGAACGTGTCGAAGGTTTTGGCGGCACCCATCAGGAACGCATCCGGCTCCATCAACTCGCCGGTTATCTTGCGCTGGGTGCGCGGGTCTCTCGCCTCTTTTGTGCCGAAAAACCCCCGCAAAAGGTTGAATATATCGACTGCCGGGGTGAAGCGGTCCCATAGTTCATCTTCGCCCATGTGGAGGCCAGGCACGGCCATGCCCAGCACGTTCAGGTCCGTCATGGAGAGGCCGACGTTCCAGAACACCGGAGAACTACCGTTTTCGTCTCCCAGGAGCTTGAGCACTGATGGGGGGATGCGGACAGCAAAGAGGTCGTCCATGTAGTCGGCGACCACGCCAATCGGGCCGCCCTCAAACTCCGCACGCTCCTCGATGACCCGTTTGCCTTTGGCCAGAGCGGTGTACCTGCCTGGGTTTTTGACCATCCCCCGAATGGTGGCGGGGACCGAGTTCTTGAGGAAGGTGTAAAACGGCATCGCAGAGCGAGCGTACTTTCTCTCCGGCTCGGTTAGATCCTTGTAGTCAAACAGCCAGCGCCGAACGAGGGCATCCGCCTCATCGAAGGTGTGCCCGGCCTTCCATCGGTCCACAAACATCGCCAGGCGACGGGTGTTTTCGTTCCATCTGGCAAAACTCCCCGTGGCCCGCAGGTATACACCCCCGGTGCCCAGTGCGCCCTTTCCCACCATGGCGGCAGCCCTACCAACAGCAGCAACAGGGTTGTGCTGCTCCCACGTCATCTTCGTTTCGTCCCAGCGGCGCGCGCTGCCGAACCCCGTGGGCACGTCTCTGGCCAGGTCTGCGCCGACGAATCCCTTTTCGACCACACCCCGGCGTGCCGCTTCAGAGTAGAGTTCCCAGAGCGTGGCCTTCTGGCCCCACTTGTTTGTGCGGGTCTGCTGGGCCATGTCGATGAGTTTCTTGTCGTACCAGTTGTCGAGTGCGTCTTTGGTTCGCCTCGCTCGCCTGCCGACCCCGGTTGTGGCGGGCTGCCTGGCGTTGCGTAGAACCTGACGCATTGGCAACTCTTTGGGTATCGCCCCGCCCATCTTTCCGCCCACCTGGCCCAACACCTCCAGGCGCTCGAAACCTCCGACCCTCATGGCGTCAGCCCATGTTCCGCCCGTGCCGATTCTTCCCAGCATTGCGACGTGCATCGCAAGGTCAAACGATGATTTGGCGAACGAGTACCCGCCCATCGACATGCGCCATGTGTCGTCAACCATGTTGCGAAGGTTGTAGTACAGCGGCCTGCCGTGGGTTGCGGCGGCCTTCCATGGGGCATGTGCCCTGCCCCACATGCGAACAGTCTTTTCCAGCATGCCCGGCTCTGTCAGGTCGAAAAGCCGCGCCAGGTCGCCAACCACCTCCTTGCGGACAGAATACGCCTCTCCGGTTATGGGGTGCGAGAAGGTTGTCCAGCCCTCCTTTTCGACCAGGCCCTTCACCGCCCCGGACCCTTCCTTGCCCCGCCTGGCCCACTTCTTGTTGCTCAAGGCCAACTCGACCACCTCATGCTTGTGCATGACTCGCATGTGGGCGTACTGCCGAGCGGCGAGGGAGATGAGCAGGTCGTCAGACGGATTGTGGCCGTGCTCGTAGTTTTCCACGATGTCGAGCATCACGCGGCGCTTGGCCGACTCGCCGGCTGCGCCACCCCGAGTGCTGGTAGACCCGGCATTCTTGCTGCGGATATTGGTCTGGTCCCGAAGGAAGTGAAAGAAGTAGTTGTCGATCTCCTCGACAGCCTTGCCCATGATCTCGTTATGCCTGGAGCGAGCCGCCTCGGCACTATCGACACGCAGCCTCTTGGCAAACTCCTCGGCGGTCTCGCCCTCAAGACGACCAGCCGCCCGTATCTCTGCCCTCTTCTTGGCGGCGGCAGTGCGCGCCGCACGGACCGCGTGACCCTTATATACCGCCCGCTCGCCGTCGAGCATCCTCTTCACAGAGGCGCTGTGGTAATCCACAAGCTGGCTCATGCGTACATCAAACGCATCGTGCAGAGAGGCGTAGTTGTAGATGTCTTCCTCGATGGCGCTGTTGCCGTGGCCACGGCTGATGTTGGCGCCCACCTCCTCTGCTGCCTGTCGGCTGACGATCTTCCCGGCCACATCATCAGCAATGGCGTCCGCAGAATCCTCGGCAAAACCCTGGCGGCGCAGGGCCTTGGTGACGTAGCCGTGGAACCTTTCGCCCGCCTCCTGGGTGTCCTCCCCGAGATCCCGAGCCTTGATGACGACCTTCGCATACGCCCGCCGAAACAGTTCAACCAGTTCGTCTGTCATCTCCGTGACGGAGGTGGTCAAAAGCCCAGACGTTGCGCGCTCCCTGGCCTGCTTTGCTGGCATGTTGAGGTAAGCCTGCGCCCACTGCCTCTCTGCGGCCCAACTGTGGGTCTGGCCCTTGTACTTCGGAACCAACTCCCCAGACGGAAGCAAAAACGGGTCGGGTGCCCCCTTGAACACGCCAGACGTGTACTTCCTGGCCATGGCCCCGATCTGACTCATCGCGACGCGCAGCCCATGGGTGGGCTTCTCTTCCAGCAGGCGGGCCATGTCGTAATACTCTCTGGCCCCATCCCAGCCAACAAAGCCCCGCTCCACAGCAGGGTCGAAGAAAGAGAGCGTCTTGTTGACCAAATCCAGGGCAGAAAACGGTTGCTGCCTCTGCTTGCTGGTCAGATAGGCGCCAACCCTGGCGTCTATCCTGGTCGCCCCCGCCTTGGCACTCCGTGCCGCCTGGCGCAACGCAGAGAACGGGATGATCTCCTTACTGACCGCCGTGAACGGGATGGCAAGACTGACACCGGCCCTGCCCCAGTCGTCACCCAGGGCGCCGAACGCCTTGCCCGCGCTAGGGGCCAACTCGCCGTCGATCATGCCCTTGACCACCTGGCGCATCTCGACAGGGTTGTCCATCTTGCTGACGCGATCATATGCACGCCTAACAAACGCACCGGCAGCCTTGTCAGCCGCGTGGCGATTGAACCCCGTGTGGCGGTACGAGCCTCGGACGATCCTGAAAAGCTGGTTCATCTTGCTGGTGCCAGACGGACCACGCAGAAAGGTTAGTGGGTCTGTGAAGATGGCAAACGCCAAGCCAGCCATCATGTTTTACAGGGAAACAGCGTCACGAGGCTCCTTGCCGCGAGCCACTGACGGGGGGATAAACGCCTTCCCCATGGTTTCGTACCAGCTTTCCGTGGGCCGCATCCCCTTGGCTATCTCGATGGGAGCCACCACGGTGACGCGCTGCGCTGTCTCCAGGGCATCAAGCGTCAAAGACAGCACGGTTGGGTCTCTGACGGTCCTAGACGTCGGGGGCGAGGCAGCAGCGAGGAAGGTCCGGCCCACGCCAACCAGAGGCGCCACTGCCGTCGCAGAGAGGCCAAAGGCGCCCAGCCTGCCCACACCCTGTATGATCTCCTGGCCTACGCCCTCCGGCTCATCGGTCAGGTACTTTGCGGCCTCGCGTATCCAGGTGGGTCGTTCCTCTGGGAGCGCCCCCTCTGCACGAAGTTCTGCGGGAGACGGCATGTCGGGAAGCAAGCCCTGTTCCCAAGCCCTGTAGTATGCCTCCTGCGACTGCTTGTCTCCGGCGATGGGCGGTCGCTCGCCCAGCCACTCATCCGCACCGCCGCGACCCTCTCCGATTGACCACTCGGCCAGGTTGCCGAAGCCGGTCATGCGCCGCTGGCGATGCTCCTCGATGGTTTCGAGGCGCCGCTCCGACTCTTCTTCAAGCAGATCGACCACGGGCCTGGCGTGGGCGCCATACCCGAAACTCTTGGCCAAGTCACCAAGGCCCATTACCTAAACGCCTCCTCAAAGTACTCCCCAAGTTTGCCCTCTTGCGGACCAATGACGAGCGTCAGTTCAGACAGCGCGCTCTGCCGCTCCTCTGGTGTCTCTGCCGACAGGACGTTTTCAATGGATCGCTTTGCGGCGGGAGAGAGCCTTTCGTACTCTTCGGTCGCCTTGAGTTGGGTATGGAACCTTTCGATCATCTCCGCAGTGGCGATGTCTACATCCTCTTGCGTTATGGCCCTTCCCGTCTTGCCCGTGGTGCCCACTCTGCCCTGGAGTTTCCGCTCTAGCCCCAGGAAGCCCCTGACTTCATTTAGAACCTCCACCCCCTGGGGGTCGGAAAGGTTCCTGTCCGGGCGTTCCTTCCTGAACCTGGAGCGCGCGGCGTTGTAGGCGGACTTGGCCTTGTTGAGATTCCTGTCAGCCCTCGCCCTGGCGCCCGGTCTCTGGTCTCTCTTCAGGTCATCGGCAGCCTTCGTTGCGGCAGTGTGCTCTTGTCTGGCGATCTGGAGCGCCCTGACGGACTGGCCAAACCCGTACTTCTCCATCTGGATGTTCCGCACGTTCTCGACACCAGCAAGCATGCTATCGACAGCCGCCACTGCTGATGCGGACGAGGGTTCGGGCGTCCCAAGGAGACGCTGGAGTGCGGTGTGGCTCTTGACGGCGGTGCCCCGGTCGCCAAGCTCCAGCGCCCTGTCGAGCGATTTTTGAAGTCCGACTATCTGTTGCCCCGCCCTCTGACCCGACCTAGCGGCACCTATTCTGCTCTTCTTTAGCGCCTGAGAGGCGTTCCAGTACGCAACCACCTCCGGCTTTGGCACCTCCTCCCCCCTGAGTACCCTGTCGGCAAGAGGGCCGGCGAATGGCCTTAGAACATCCGCCATGGCCAGCCTTCGCTTCTCGGCCCCCTCTTCCTTCCGTCTCGCCTCCTTCTTTCTTCCGAGCTTGCGAAGGGCCTCGACGCCGGGCTGGGCTGGCCCGGCCCCTGGTTGCGGGGCGGGGTAGGCTGGCGGAGCGGCGGTTGGTGCCGGGGCTGCCGCTGCTTTTGGTGGCTCCATGAGCCCCATGATTTCGGGGGTTCTGTGGCGCTCGAAAGTCCCCTCGATCAGTTTGTCTGCTTCCGAGAGGGGCGGCAGGGCGCCAAGAGTACGCAACTGCCGCGCGCGACTCACTGGTGGCGACACGGTTGCCATCGGTGGGGCCGCCATCGGTGGGGCCGCCATCGGTGGGGCCGCCATCGGTGGAGGCGTCATCGGCTGGGCGGGCCGCTGCCTCTGGCGGCGGTTCTGGTCTTCCAGGTATGCCGCGCCACGATCCGCCTCCATGCTGAAGGCCCGCCCCCTCTCGGTCGCACGGGACATCCGCTCCCGGTGGCTAATCATCTCCTCGTGCTGCCTTCTCCTCTCCTCGCGCTCCGTGGCCTGCTCTTGGTATGCGCGCTCTCTTGTGGACTCACGCTCCGTGCGCGCCCGCTTTTCGGCTAGGAACTCATTGAGGGGTCCGAGAAGAAGTTGACCAGCGTCCACTGGATAGTATTTAGCCATGCCGTTCCTCTTGCTTTACACCGCGGCCCCGCCGCCGCCACCACCGCCCTGTGACGCCCTGAGGCCCTGGCCAACGAGACCGAACCACATCCTGGCTCTTTCCATCTCGGCCTCAATCTGGGCCTCCGTGAGTCCCTTGTTGGCCAGGAAGATTTTGAACTCCGTCTCCCATTCCGCAGACTGGACGCCCTGCTCAAATCCAGCGGAGCGCAGGAGACTGTCAACCTCCTGCTGCCTTGCCGCCCGCTGCTGCTGCTCTGCGGACGCTGCCGCAGCCAACTGGAGCCTACCCTCCATCTCCGTCGCCACATTCGCCTCTCTGCGGCCCTGGCCATACCCACCAGGGGTGGCCTGCGCCCCGTGCGCTCCGGCAGTCTTCCACCCTCGCCGCTTCATCTGTTGGTCAATGTCGGACATGATGCTGCCGTAGTACGCGGACTGCTTATAGTCCTGCGGGCCTTCTTGCATCTTCTCAAACAGTTGTCTTCTGTAGGCGGCCATCTCCGCAGATTGCTCGGGCTTTTCGGGTATGTTGCCCCGCTCTGCCTCTAGGCGCTCGCCTGCCGGCGTTGTGCCAAACGCGCCCGGAAAGAGCGCCCCGCCCATGGCCTTGAGGGGTTCCGCCCCCAGGCTATAGATCGCCCTTCCCGCCTGGGTCAACCGGCCCGGATTGCTCCCCCATGGGATGATTTGCAAGATCATGTCTACCCCCTACGCGCTGTGCTCTGACTTGAGGTACAGATAAACGATTGGCGCCACAACACCGTCATTCGACCCGTTGGCGACGGTAATGCGGATGTTGGCGCCATCTGAAGACGTAAACACCTCCGATGGTGCCCCTGCGGTCTGGCCTGACGCCTTGACTAGCGAGCCTGCGCTGAAGGTCAGCGTCGTGTTGGCCACATCAGCATACGACCCAGAGCCTCCCGGCTGTCGGCGAATCACCGAGGTCGTGGTCCCGGCAACCGCCGCACAGAGGATGTGATAGTCGATGAGCGTGGATTTTGCCGGGACAGCAAAGGGAAGGTCGAAGTTCTGGCCAGACAGGATGTCCGAACTCAACCCGGAGATGTTGTCAGAAAGTCCGCCAGATATGCCCGTCCCAAAACTTCCGCCGGCCAGGGCGTTAGACGAGATGGAGCAGTTCAGGGCGATGCAGTAGATCGAGTTTGGCGCAGACAGGTGCGTCGTTGTGACGCTGCCGTTTTTGATGTTGTCGCCGTCGATGTTGCCGTTCACCTGTGAGGTGATGTCCGACTGCATCTGAGACAGGTTGGACGCAGTTAGCGTCTGCCCGTCCGAGAATGTTGCGCCTGTGCTCCATGTGATGTTCGACATCTTACCGTCCCGGTGCGCTAAAAACGTGACTCTGCTCGACCGTCGAGGCCAGCCGCAGCTTACCGTTTTGGTCTAGGTCTGCGAGTATAACCCATTTCGGTGCCGTGGCCCTGACGGTGGATGCAACCTCAAGACGCCCGCTGGCGTCCATGCGGAGACGAAACACCTCCGAGCGAAACTGGTTTCGGAGATAGAGCGGGCCGCTAGATAGCGCCCTCTCCACGTCCTCCTGAAACATGCGGAAGTTGTGCCCCATGTCCGGCTGCTGGTCTGGGGGGACGCTGACGCCCGTTCGTGGTGTATCTCCAGCCACTAGCGCCTCGTCTGCTTGTCTAGGACATCCAACTCAAAACCCCTGATGTCCATGGGGCTGGTGGTGTCGGTGGGGGTGTCTGGGCTTTTGACGCCGACTCTTCCGTATCGCCCAACCCCACCCCGGTGAATGTCTACCCGGACGGAGTGGTCTTCGCTTGATCCGAGTCGATCAACGCCGAGCACAAAAGCACCAAGCAGCACCCCGGCCAGCGTGGGCACAAAGCCCCGCGACTGCCCGTTGAGCGTGTCGTCGTTATACGCCTGCTCGTCTCTTCGCCACCAGGCAGTCATGGTGTGGCTGCCCATCGGGCGAAGCGCCAGACGAAGGTGGCGCCACCTGTCAACGCCATTCGTGTTGTATTCGATGGGTCCAGATTCCCATAGGGACTGAACGGCAAGCGGGTCTCCGAAGTCGTCAAAATCGGCGGCGCCGGAGTCCATTTTTGCGTAGTTCGGGTATCTTTCGCCTTCCTGTCGGCTCAGCACGCCGAACATCGACTGACCGTTGGGCGACGCGGCGAGGCCGCCGATCTGCCTTCTGCCTGGGGTCTCGGCGTTGCCGCTATAGGTGAACATGCTCCACGCCGGCTCTCCGTAGTTGTAGTCCATCACAAAAACAACGTCGGACGAGCCGCCCCTCTGCGGAAACGCAAACCAAACCTGTTTGGCTTTTTGGTAGTGGGTTGCGTGGGCGCCCCTGACGGCCTCTGGCTGTGACTCTAGGATGCCGCGGAGGGTTCGCTCAATGTGCTTCGACAGGTAGGTTAGTTGGCTTGACCCAGAAAAAGCATATATCCCATCCGAGGCCAGGAAGACGATGGCCCCATTCACGTCTTCGGTAATGGTTGCGTGGGCGATGCAGCCCCGGCCATTGACGGCGTGCTTGTAGGTCGGGCTTCCGCCCACCAGCCGAAACAGGCCAATCGAAGACTCTCGAAACACCACGATGCTGCCGTTCCATGACCCTAGCCCCGTTATGTCCGTGTGGTCGTTTTCCCAGGCGGGATATATGTTCTCGACCGGCCAGCCCATGGCATCGCCAAAGTTGGAGTACCAGATCATCGACCTGGCATTTGGTGGAACCAGTGGGTCCGGTAGTGGGCTTTTTGGTATGTGGCCAAGGATTAGTCTCCCCTCATGCGGCCTGCAAAACCTGGCCCGTATGGACGATGTGGAGTACCCCGCCGTTGTTGGGTCGTCAGCGTAGGCCGATGGGTTGACCACGTTCCCGTGGTACGGGGTGGCGACCCGGTTGATTCCCGTCACCCCAACCATCTTTTCGTCAAAGATTGCCCAATCGCTGACAAAGACGCTCGGGTTCTTGTGTCCAACTTGGTCGGTGCAGACGATTAGGTCTGGCTCTGGGTGGTGGAGTTGCTGAAATAGGCAGGAATCCCACCTCGACGAGTGCCTGCGGTTTGCGAAGCTGTCGTTGAGGATCTGGTCGAAGGTCGGACCAATGTCCCTAAAGTCGTTGTGCCAACGCACGTATATCTGTTCCGAGCCCTCTTCCTCTCCGGCGCGAGGCACAAAACCAAACACCACGAGCCACTTGTCCGTTACGTCGATAATCTCCAGCAGCTTGACCGCAACGTCGCCGATGGACGACCCGAGAGAGTCCTTGACGATGTTCTCCCGGACCCGCTGGCAACCCTGCCTCGTGGATACGCCACCCCTCACGAACTCGACATTTAGCGCCTGCGTAGAGTGCTCAGGCGCCGCGTGCTCTGGGAAGTCGGTAAGCCCCCTAACGGGGGGTCCGGTGCGTATGGTGCGGCGGGAGGCCACAGGCTACGCAGTCTTTCGTGGTCGCCCTGGTCCTCGCTTGACGGGCTTCTCTTCGCCCTTCTCTGCGACAATCCCTTGGGCGATACGTTCAGCGAGGCGCAAAATATGGCCAGGAATGAGGTCTTTTCGATCCTGCTCCAAGCATAGCTCGTAGTATTCTTCGACCTGGCCGGTGTTCTTCCAGTCAAACCGGATGACCGGGATGTTGTTCTTCTTGCAAAACTCGGCGATCAAACGCTCCGACGCCTCCGTGGGGCACTCGACCGGCTTGAACGGCGGAAACTCCATGTCGGCAGCCTTGGCTGTTCCGAGGTTTCGCAGCGTCTTGCCCTTGGCCGGGTGGTCGCTAGGCCAAGCATCAACATTCATCAATGACATCTCTTCCTCCTACCAGCCCCCAAGCCCGCCGAAATCATAGTCGCCGCCATCCACCACAAAAACATGGCGGGAGGCATCGCCCTGACGCTCCTCGGCTGACTGGAGAAGTTGAATCGTTAGCTCTTGATAGCGCGCCCGATGGGCAGACGGGTCAGACTCCTCTTTTTCCTTCGCCTTCACCACGGCATAGGCGGACAGAACCTCATGGAACGCGTCGGGCACCGCCGCGGGTCTGGCCCCATCGTGGAACAGCGGCAGTTGCAGCCGTCTGGCCTCTCCCCCTACGTTGAGCATGATCGACGGGGTTGCTGGAATGATCTGCATCCGCAGCGTCAGGGCCGCCGCAGGTCTCGGGTGGATGGCGACATTCATGGGCGAGTGGCCAAATATAGACCACGAAAGGCTAGTGGCGGACTGGCTCAACGGACGCTGCTGCCTGCCAAACTGCTGATAGGGTGCAGACAGGATGGGGTCTCCGTATCCTGTCGTATCCCCCGTGATGTCATAGACGCCCGTGATCTTGAGCGGGTCGTAGTTGATGCCCAGTAGCGCCTGGACACTCATCTTGCGGCTGTTGGCCGTGTAGGTGCCGGTCTCTTCGATGGTCAGCCAAGGGGCCTCCACCTCAACCAGCCTGGCGTATGTGAGACGGTATGCCTCATTGAGCCAGTAGTTGATGTCCTCCCTGCTCCAAAAGGACGTCCCATCGGCATCTGTGGGCACGTCTCCGTCCACGAGCCTTTGATCAAGGTCTCTCGACACCCACTCACGCAACTCTTTCAGCGTTGCCATTAGGCGCTCCTCGACAGGTCAGCGCCGGCCCAATAGACCTGGCCTGACTCTCCGGCGCCGCGCACGTCGGCGTCAGCCTCTCGCATGGCCCGCCACATATCCCAGTGGTCGATCTTGTCCCACTCCCTTCTCTGCCTCTCTGCGGCCTTGCGGTCTGCAAGGTCTTCATTGAAGCACTCAAGGGTCTGGTGGTAGTCCCGCCATGCTCGGATTTTGGGCAACCAGTGGGCCTTCAGGTAGGCGACCAGCCTTCCGTCAGCGCACCCTGGCGGCCAGAGTCTCATCCCCTTGATGCTGCCAGACTTCCCCTTGAGGGTGATTCTCCAGCAGCCGGGGTCGGCCCTCTTCGACCAGCGCCCCAGAGGACGCCACTCAAGGCCAAGGCTTGGGTCTATTTCACGCATGGCACGCACAACCCACGGGTCCGGCCTGTAGGCCAGCGACGTACCGCCGTCTTTGACAGACGAGGGTGCCGAGTGGGCGGTGCTTTGCAAGCGCATATAAACCTCAAGTGTCCCCGGAGCGACATGGCGCCGCTCCGGGGACGGGCGACTAGAAGTCGTACAGCCTTGCTGCGCCAGTTCCGAAGACCTCATCAGCGCCGCCGATGCGGACCATCTTGCCGAGGCCATTGGGTTGGCGAGTGCCCATGTTGGCAAACAGGCGCCAGAAGAAGGTCCACGTATCGTTAGCGTTTCCGCCCGTGGAACCCTGCCGGAGCACGGAGCCGTCTTCCTCTGCAAGCTCAACATCCCGCAGCACGTAGTTCGTGATGCAGTCCGAGTGCAGGACATACAGGCGGTCGTAGGGACATTCCCGGTCTACGATGATGGGGATGTCACGGTCGCCTGCGTTGTACACCAAACTGTCGGCCTTGAAGCCACCAGGGAAGACCTGGGGCACGAAGCGACGGTCGCCAGTCATCAGGTTCAGGATGCTCTGCTGAACCGAGCGATGGGTGAGGATGTACTCGGGGTAGATGCCCGATTTTTCCTCGATGGCGTAGATGAGGTTCTGGAGGTCGCTCTCTGCGAGGGCGGCGCCAGCCTTATCCAAGACCGTACTGCGAGCAAACGTGCTGGTGTCCCTGTCGATAGCCTGAAGCAGTGACAGGTCGGCACCGCCACCAGCCGCAGCAGCGGGGACGGTGGTTGTGTCGTCAATCAGGCTCTCAAGACCCGTAAAGGCCGTGTTGTAAGAGCCGGTGCGACAGATGAGATCACCAATACCAACACCGGCAGCCACGTTCCCGTCCATGGTGACGTTCGTGCGTGTGCCGCTGTCAACAGAAGCGACAGACAGTCCGGTCTGAAGCACAACCGATGCACCATCAACATCCATGACGTCCAGCGCCATGCCGGGGCTGAGATAGCGATTGCCGTGAGAACGGAAGCCGATCAAGTTCTGGGCGTTTTCCAACTGAAGCAGAGTGGCAGCGCCGCCTGGATCGTTGGTGATGCGTCCCAAAACACCACTCTCAAGGCCGTAGAAATCGACGTTGAGGTCTTTTTTGGCGTCGGCAATCATGCCGTCCACCTCGGCCCGGAACATGCGCTCAAAGGCACCCTGCGCCAACTGCGTAGTCGCCACGCCGAAAGCGGTGATTCCGCCAGCGCCACGGTACTGCTTGCAGTCGATGGTCCAGTTATTGAACGTCTGGCGCTGCGCCGTTGGGATGGCCGTCTCTTCACCGCCAGATGCGGCAGAGCGGTTACGCCCGGTTCGCATGGCTTCGATGAAGTTTGAGCCGTTATAGGTCTCTTTGTCTCCCCGCTTTAGAAGCGAGAACAAAAGAGCCTCGTTGTTGAGTTGATCGTGAATCCGCGGACCATACACCCTCTTTAGGAGGGCAGTTGCCGCGCCAGCAGTCTGAACAGCCATTTTCTTACTCCGCTATAAACTGCGACAGGATAGCCATCGACTGCTCCTTCTCCCACGCATCACGCGCCGCCCGGTCCTTGATTGGTGGACGCTCGGGGATTGCCTCCCCGGTTGGTGGTGAGTGGCGACTGGAAACGGTCGTGGTTGCCTGCGCTACTTGTTTCTTTTCATTGGCCCACGTCTGCTTTCGCTTGTTGGCGCGGGCCTGCTCCTTCTCATGCAGCGCCTTCGCTTCGGCATCTGCGTCGAATGCGTTGCCATACGATTGGGCGAGGTAGTAGCGTTCAGATAGGCGCTCCCGAACATCGTCCGGGTCTTCCCACTGGCGACTCGTCACGGCCTTTTCGATGCCACCCCTTGCGCTCTGTGTGTCGAACGCGGATTTCATCTCCGAGCGGAGTTGTTTGATCTCCTGCTCCAAGCGGCCAGCCCTCTCGTCTGGGTCTACCCAGGCTTCAGGTTCTGGCTCTGGGCGGGGAAGACGAGCGTCGATCATATGACGGACCTCGCCAATCTCCGCCCGTAGGCCCTGATTTTGCCTCACTACTTCCTCGAACCGCTCATAAGGAACTCGACGCTCCTCCTCTTGCGATTCTTCTGCTTTCTCCTCCGGCGCCCCAACGCTTTCGGTCGTCTGACCCTCTTCCTGGGCCACTTCGGCTTCGGCTTCGTTTTCTACCTGCATGTCAATGCCTCCCTCCGTTCGCTTGTTATCGCGGTTGCGTGCCGCGTTACGGAACACTCTTGCTGCCGCCGTAGCAGCAAGACCCACCCCGACGTGACGCCCTTATCGCTGGGCGGCGGAAACTCACGTCGGACCTCCCTCAAAGTCGGAACGAGGCGGCGGTGCTTCGCCTGCTGGTGGGCTTGGGGGACCACCCCCAGGCGCCGACCCCTCTGGACCTTGAGGGTAAGCTGTCTCCGGTGTGACCTGTGGTGGTCCCATGCCGCCCCGGAGCATCATCTCGTGCTCTGCGTAGTTGGCGGCGATGGCCATCATGGCCTCCGGGTTGTTTCGTGCATCCTGGGACTGGAGCCAAGCCCTGGCCTGGATGGGCTCGCCCGTCTTGGCGTCAATGTGTTCCTGGTAGGCGTGATTGCGGTCTGCCCGGTTCGCCGTAATGCGACCCGTGGACGTAGGCATATCCAGCAGCCTGAACAGCCGGTCACGCATAAACTTGCCGTTCTCATCGAGAAACAGCATGGGTGCCCGCTGGAGCAGTTCAAGGGCGGCATCCTGCTGCGCTGCTCTCGATTTTGGAATGAGCGAACCATGGACGACGGTCACATCGGCGACGCGAGAGACGTCGGCCTGGCTCATGTGATAGACCTCCGGCCTTGAGTCGTCGCCGAGGATGCGGATGATCCTCTCCTCTCGATAGAACCGCTGGCATAGGTACAGCAGCAGTCTGCCGGCCTGGCGGATGGCTTTCTCTGTCTGTAGCGAGATGGGCACGAAGCGCCTCATCCCGGCCTCTTGCAGATAGGCAATCGAGCGACCAGAGCGCACGTTGGGCGGATTCTGGCCCGCCAGCGGGTCGTTGATGCCGCTGATGGTCTGCATGTGGTTGACCGCAAGCCCCATCACGGCGGTGTGGATGGTTGGCGGCGGTGCTGCCGGGACCGGGACCACCTCGGAGCCTGGGGCCTTGAAGATGACCTCTCCGGGGCGGTCGTTGATCGCAGTCTCCTTGATGCCGGAGCCCTTATCTACGATCCACTTTGGCGAACCCATGAGGTTCATGATCTCGATGTACCGAGACAGCGCCCTGTTGTGTGCCACCTGGAGGGGTCGGAGGTGCTTGACGATGCCATCGGGCCAAAAGCGCCCGTGGATCTTGATGGCCGGGAAGTGAACGAACGGGTAGCGCCCGCCGTATGGGTTTTCCCTCACGTCCAGCGTCATCCCGCCAGCAATCGTAATGACCCTGCCGTTTTCGTGCTCTGCCGATGGGGCTTCCCAGAACTCCAACACCCGGACTCGATCTCTCGAATCGTCACTCATAATGGTGGATGTGCCGCTGTCGAAGCGAAGGTGCTGCTCGTAGTTGAAAAACTCGTCTGCCGTCACGTCCGGGTTGATGCCCTTGGCCTTCTC